TCAACAGCAATACACTCTAATGCACCTGTACCAGAGCTGGGTCGAACTATAGCGAACTTGAAGTAACCTTGAGGGCATTGTTCTAAATTAGGATTGTCCTTAGCGCAAGCCTCTGGCTCACCATCGCCATTAGAATCAATCGGGTGAATATAATCAAGGTAATCGGGATTAGGACACTTGCGGATAACTGAATCAACAGTATAGTAACCTAAACTCATATCGACCTTTTCAGTGCCAAAAATATCACAATCGCCATATTTACAACGAGTAAAAGTATATTCAAACCATTCGCCCGCCTTAGTACCGCCGCCATTTAACGAATAACTCGAATTTGTGGGAAACAAACCGCTATGTTCAGAAATAAAAGCAGGGCTACAATCTGCTATTTCTGTAGTAGTAAAAGAAGTATAACCACTGACGCAAGCGTAAAGCGTAACTAATTCAGGCGACTTTGTATCCTGTGAAGCATTAGAAACTTGAGAAAAAAAAGGCGTTAACATCAAAATAAATGCCAACGCCTGAATTAATATTTTATTCATTTTATCCGAACCCTTTACAGACTTCTTTTGCACACATTGCACCCAACATGACAATAGAAACATAGAAAAGGGCGAGTAATATACCCGCCATTTAATTTACCTTTTACGATGCTGCAATAGCACGTTTAGCCAATGAAATGCCTTTAAAAGCCAAATAAACGCCAACAATTAAAACACCAGTAGCACCTACAAAAGTCGCAATACCTGCCAAATCAACCGCAGCAAAAATATCAGTCATGTTTTTTCTCCATTTATCAAAATTTGAGCATTATTGCTCGTTAGTATTCAAGCTACAGAAGCCCCCGTAGCTAAGAATTTTTTTAAGCTTTTCGTATCACCATACGAGCAGTTTTTATTGAATAACCTAAAAACCAAAAGCTAATATATGTACCAAATCCCCACGTAAAAGATTCAGCTATTTCTAATGCTGTAATTACATTTGAATTAACCATCAAATCATATTCAGTTTTAGAAAGTAAAATCATGCCACTAGGACAAGAATCTACTGATGTGCTATCCACTCTTAAATTACCGTTGCTTAATTCTCGCAAACAATATGAAGCACTTGAATTAAAACTAATAAGCAATATAAGAATGGTTAAAAATTTCATGTGTTAACTAGCTGCTTGTAATTTATTTTGATTTAAAATAGTTAACACCGCGCCATTAGCAACAAATAAATTTTTAAAATCACCAACACCGATTTCAATTTCAATTAATTTGCCGTGATTTTCTTCAAGCGATTTCATAAAAGCGGCATCATTTAACTTTTGCTTAGAAATGCGGATTTCTTTTGTAATAGTGCTTTCGTGACCGAAAGAGTTTTTGAACGGTAAATTAATACCAAGCGCGGTATAGTTAAAAACTTCACCTGTTTTTTTACTTGTATTACTATCGTTTTTTGTGCCAATTAAATGACCGCGTATAAATATTCCTGAATCCATCATCATCACCTATTAATTATCGTTAAGTACTCTTACATCATCATTAGTACAGCGAGGACACCGCACCAAGTTATTATCAAAACTAGTAAGTACATCAAGGTCTAGTTCTGAGCCTACCCAACCGCATAAATCGCAGTTAAATAAAATATCTTTTAATTGTTCGAAAAAAATAGCGTCCATGCTCATAAATTAACCCACCGCTCTTAATTGAATTTGGTCACATAAGTGATCAGGCTCTTGCCAGTTCACAGGGTGTTGCTTTGAAAAATCAACGTTGATAACGCGAAGCATGGGAACAACATTAGAAGCAATACCTTTGAGGTTTTGTAGGTGTGCTTTTGAAACAACAGTACAAAGATGTTTCATGTTTAAGAAAAAAGTACTCTCAGGTGTGGTACGCTTAACCTCATCAAAACCCTCGTTTTTAAACGAGCGATAAAAGCGAAATAAACGCTCAGCCTTGGCATAACTTGTTTTACCTGTTTTTTCACTTACCTTGTAAAACTTAATCTTTAATTTATTTTCAATTTCATCATCATCAAATACATTCATCTTTTCATCTCCTAAAGCGCTAAACACATCTTTAAACGCCTCTGTCCAAAGCGACTCAATCAAGCAACCGTTAAAATTTTCTGCGTACTCCATAAAATCACCCAAGTGGGTTGGAATACCTAAACGCTTAAACATTCGAGGTAAAATAGACGCCTCAAAACGCAAAGCATTTTCAGCCCACTTCATTAATTCAGGGCATGTCATTATTTCAAGCTGATGTTTATAAAGTGGTAAATTTGAATTTTTAGTTTTTTTTAAGAATTCAGAAATTTGATGTTCAAGCTCAAGACCTTTTAAATAAATTTTTAATTGCTTGTGACGTGAAGATTTTCGACCGTCTGATTTTGTACCAAAATAACAAGTCGTCGAATGAGCACTTTTAGATGAACGCGTCTGACCAGAAGATATATTCTTTAATGCAGCTATAGCCTGTCTACATTGAGATTGTGACTCTAATTGAGCGGTAAAAGTTACATCAATTTGTTTAACTTCGGCTAAGTGCATATCAAGCATACTTGCAAGCTCTGGCATACCCGTAATAAAAGTATGAACTAAGGACATAAAGCATTTTTCAACATCACAAGAGCCGTAAACGTTATGACCTTGAAGTAACTTTGCAGGACTAGCTTTTATTTCAATATGTGGCCAATAATTTTCACCGCCTTGAAAAATTTTAAAAGATAACGTGCTATTGCTACTGGCTATAGATTCGTAAGGGTGACGCAAGCAAGATGCAGTAATAAAACCCTCGGGACAATATTCAATATCCCCTGCTTCTAACTTTGCTCCACGCCATTGACACATTTGTAAATCGACTAAACCATAATTTTTAATAGCATCACCGCTACAAAATTCTTCGTTAAATGGAATAGATATACGTCCGATGTCAATCATAAGTTTCATGTATACAAAATACTTGTAGCGAAAGATTACACTTAAAACATGTATACAGTCAACATTTTATTATGTAGACATGTAGAAATGAAATAAACTATAAATATAAATCAATAAAAAATGTGATTAAAAATGAAACTAGTTCAAAGTTATAGAGTAAGAACAGATAGAGCAGAAAAACTCAAAGACAAATCTTTTGAGTTAAGTATGGAAGCAAAAATGCACTTTAAAGAGCCTGATCTAATAAGTTACCTAATTGATGAATGCATGAGCGCCATTAGTATTAAAGATGGAAAAATGACAATTAATAAAAACAAAATAAAAAGCGAATAAAATGGAAGTAAATTATATAAAATTAGGGGTAACTATGTTTTTGGCATTAACGTTATCTAGCTTAGCTGTTGATGGAGTGAGAGCGTATTTCGCTAGTCAAGTAATGATAGAGGCATCAAAACAATTAAAAATATACAATAAAAAAAATAAAGATGAGTTATTTAAAAAAAATCAAAAAAATAAACGAATAGCTAAAGCACAGGAAAAAACAAGACAGAATAAAATAATAAGTCAAAGAAATGAGTATCAAAAGTTAAAAAGCATTAGAAAAACAAATAATGAAACCTGTTCATTTTGGACTAAAAAATACTCAGAAGGTAAATCTGAATATAGGCAACAAATGAAAATTTCCGCATGTAATCGTGCAAGAAATGATTAAAAACTCCTAAAACGGGAGTAGAGTCCACTGTTATAGTATGTGGACTCTTTGAATCAAATCCCCCTCACGGGGATTTTTTATATCCAGTGTATTATGATGCTCGGATGCTAATAAAAATCACATCAACTGATCCAATTTTCGAACAAGCAATTCAATTACTAAAGCTAAAATATCGAACTCGTGCAGCATCAAAAGCAGTTAGACGGGCAATATATGAATTTTATGAAATAGAAAGAGAAAATGAAATTTTAAGTATTTCAGTTGAAAGCCTAGAAAGTGAAATTTACAGGCTGAGAGAATTACTTAATATACAAAGAAGTACCAAAACACGTACTATTTTAAGAAATATGAGATAGATTAAAGGTGTTTTGGGGTATTAGTCCAATTCTAAAATGTATCGGACATAAGAGAAGTTTTTGCAGGGTAGCGGATGTATTTATTAAAAAAGTAATGATGTAACCCTTATTTCTATCGAGAAATAAGCTTTTTCATCAGCCCATTTTTACGTCAAAAGCTGAAAAATCATGAATCCCACAAACATCGCAAGCTAATATGTTAACGATAAAACAAAGAAGTCACCGCTTCGCTGCATTAGCTTCAAATAATTAAAATAAGTTCCTCCCACTTCGTGGGTCCCTCCTATTTAATTATTTGCAGCTAATTGTTCACCCGCAATACTTACCGATTGCGTTGGAGCGTTGCACGTTAAATAATCAGAATATTCAAAATAAGTAATAAATACAGCGCAATCACTAAGAACTTGTACATCATAACCCGCGCGCAGCAAATCAGAATCTTTAAGTGTAAAAACATGTTGACCATTCTGGCTCGCTGAAAAATAAACAACTTTAACTCTAAAGCCACTATCGTTATATTCAGAAAAACCAGAAACTGATAACACAATTTTATAAAAAGGATGATAAGAGCCGCTTTTTGCAACCATTTCTTCATATTGTAATTGATTTAAGCTTTTTTGCTTTCTAGGTAAATAAAAAGGTTTGGATTGAGGGTTATTATTTTGTGGTAATGACTGTTCTTGCAGTACATCTGCGTCAAAATTTGGCTCAATTGATTTTTTCAGCTCTTTATCACCTGTAAGCTTAGTGCTAATAATAAAAAAACCAAACAAGAAAAAAACAACACTTAACTTAATAGTCCAATGCTTATACCATTTTTTAATGTCATTACTTGTCGCTTCATCAACCGCGCTATCACTTTTAGTATGTGACTGATAAAAAGGGAAGTATTTTTTTTGATACATTCTTTCATGTGTTGCTACAACAGAAGAATTAGAGCTTGCAGCACCATCATGCACTTTTAAAATATATTTATTATCCTGACCCATCATCGACTTTTTAATCGCACGATAATGATTAACAACCATATCTTTAATATCGCGATTAATTTTTCTAAAATTTTGGGTAATCAACATAATGTCAAAACCATAATGTCTGTGCATAGAAAAAAATTCTGTTAACTCTTTTTCAGTACCCTGTGTTGGCATGACCAGATGGCATTCATCTATAAAAAAATACGTTTTTTGACCTTTTTCATTTTGCCAATCTTCATATTGCAAGAAATGGTCTTTCTTTGAAAATGGTCTTTCACCGCCGTAATTATGAAACTGACCGTCAATAACTTCAATTAAATCACGACAATAATCACCATAAACAGCACAAAAATGGTCAATATTTAACGGTAAATTAGTCACTACTTTGCGTTTATCTTTAGTGACAACAGGGATTATATGACTAACAACCGCCTCATAACTCTTGCCGCCACCCGGCTTACCCGAAATTCCATGTATCATCTATGAGCCCCAACGAACGAAAGGTATAGTTTGAAGAATAAAGCGAACAGATATAGAGGTTACTATCATACCCATCGCTTGACTTAGGCCAATTTGACTAAGCATATAAGTAGTTTCAGCGGGTAAAAAAGTCATATATTGCGCAATATCTAAACCACTCATTAAAGCACCAACACCATCAAGCATAGTGACAGCTACAGTCATTAACGATTCCATAATCCAAATAAAAAAATCCTTAAACATGTCATAAAGCGACAAGACCAAACGCCACATAAAATCAATAAAATCATTCCAACGATTAGCAAACCAGTCCAACATAATTAACCCCCAAACAAAATTCGACGACATAAAAAACCAGCCGTAACTAAGATAAATATTTTTATAGCAGGAAAAGTCCTAGGGTCAATATCGAAACTATGACAGCCTAAATTAACCAAAGAGCCAATGTTAAAGCACATGTTATAATTAGGCGCAGAGCCGCCACCAAGCGAGGGTTTAAACTGATCCAAAAAAGAAAAAAATTCACTAGCTTTTATATCAATGAGCTTTTCATCCATAACGCCCTGTAAGCCATTTTCGTACTCAGATTCCCAAAAACCAACTAAACCCTCAGATGGCTCTAACTTTATTTCTATGGATGAATCACAGCCACCCTCAGTATCACAAATACCATCACCACCAGAGCCGCCACCGCCTATACCAGAATTTTCAACCGCATCAGTAACCATTTTTAAGCCGTCAATTGTTCTATTTGAAGAATTCTGAATAGTAGTAATCAACTTATTAGCAATTTTAGAATCAGATTCGATTCCTTTATTATGCAAATCAATATCCTGTAATTTTTGCTCCATACCCTCAGATTCAATCTTTTCTTTCAAATTGCGAATCTCACAAGATGGGTCACCGGGAGGGCATATTTCTTCGATGGGATTTAAGGTAGGAATGTCGCTATCTTGGCTTTTCTCGGATTCGACATCGACAGGCGGGTCAGATGGCTCATTAGAGTTGCCAACAGGGCAAACCATGAAGCCTGTGCCCGTACCAACGTCAGCACTTTGACAATTATCATCATTGCCGTCACTCATCCAGGGGTCGTCTGTACCCTGCCCGCAAGAATCACCTGTAGAAACACCAGAAACAACAAAACTACCCGAATAACCATCATTATTTTGACCGCTTGAAACACTATAAGCACAGGTGCCATCACAATAAGTACCCGCGTTATTATTATAAACACTACCTTTAGCCCAAACACCTTTTACGCTACCCGCAGCATCACATTCAACAGCAATACACTCTAATGCACCTGTACCAGAGCTGGGTCGAACTATAGCGAACTTGAAGTAACCT